GCACGGGCCGAAAGATGAAACTTACCGCCGATTTCGCTTACATAGAGGACGGCATCGAGGTGCTTGAGGATGCCAAGGGGATGTGGACCCGTGACTTTGAGGTGCGCTATGCGGTTGCCATTGCGATGGGATTAAATCTGCGCGTGACCTAGAAAACGCTTTATTTGATCTTGAATGAGGTATAGAAAAAGAAGTGGGCAGGGAACGCGGAAACGTTCAACCTGCCCTAAGTAAGCCGCAGCGGGGGAGAAGACCGCTGATCATCGGCAAGCGCAGCATGGATGCGCTGATCGTGGTTCTACATCACGATTGGCAACTCCACAACACAAAGGAGTGCCAAGATGCACAGTTTCGATCCAAACATAGCGCAGCGCGTGGGCGTCCATGCCGCTGTGATTTACCAGAACATAGTTTGGTGGTGCGCGAAGAACGCAGCCAATGGACACAACCAGCATGATGGTCATCACTGGACCTATAACAGCGTCCGGGCATGGTCTGAACTTTTCCCATACATGACAGCGAAGCAGATCAGAACATCGCTTGATCGCCTTGAGGCTGATGGCATGATCCTGTCTGGGGAATACAACAAATCTGCATACGATAGGACCAAGTGGTTCTGCCCATCCAGTCAAGTCGAGTTGCCCCACAGGGCAAGTCAATTGGCCGCTGAGGGCAAACCTATACCTGTTGTAAACACAGATATTAAACCAGTTGATAAACAAGATAAGGCGGGCAAGCCGCCTGTGATCAATGAAGCCTCAGAGGTTTTTGATTGTTTGGCAGCGTGGGCCTCAGAAGCTGCTGTCAAAAGTTTTATCGAGTATCGTAAGAAATCCAAGAGCAAGGGCTTGACCCTAACCGCAGCCAAACGGCTTGCATCCACCTTACAGGAGATTTTCAATGCAGGAGAAAACCCCGATGACGCACTTGGTCTCGCAGAAGAACGCGGATGGCAGACAGTTAAAGCCGATTGGTATTTCCAATCTCAGCGAACTGACAGAGGAACAAATCGACAAGGGTCGGGCATGGCTGCGGCATTTGCAACAGTCGCAGCAGAATGCGCTGCCAGAGAAAGATACCGTGCTGAGAATCCAGAAGACCCTAATGACACCATGCTCTGGGGTGTGGATCTCAGCTAGGGTCGCTGCGCTTCTCAGCCCTTACTACGAAAAAGACACGCCACAGGCTGTGCGGGAAATGGAAGCCAGAGACTGGGAGCAGGCTCTAAGCGGCTTCCCTCAGTGGGCCATTGAACGCGCTGTGCGCTGGTGGAAGTCAGATGCCAACACAGACCGCCGGAAACGCCCGCTAGAGGGTGACATCGTGGCTCGGTGTAGGGTTGAGATGGACGGCGTGGCATCGGCGTCTAAGGTGCTGGAGATGAAGCAGCGCGGCGCAGAGCATAAGCCAGAACCGCGTGAGCGGATGTCACCAGAACGAGCTGCGGAAATCATGCGGGACGTTGGGTTTGGCGTGAAGCGGATGGAATGAAAATAGTTGCGCCAAATGCAAGAAAGATGTTTACGGCGGTTGTGGATGTTGTAAGGTGTCTACAAGAACACCGCAACAGAGATGGGAAAAAGAGATGACCATGCAAACAAAAATCATCGGCGCTGAGTTTGAAGCAAATTGCGATTGCTGTGGTCGCGCACTTAAGGTTGGCATTCAGCTTTCGGGGCTTGGCGTTTATGGGGCAGACTGCATTCGTGCCGCGATGCCAAGCGACCGCAAGCGTTACAGCCAAGGGCGTCCTGATGCAGCCTCGCTTCGCACTTTCGCAAAGATTGCAGCGCGTGACAATGCTGAACAAATTGCACGGATGGGTTACACGCAAGCGATGATCTTGAACATCGACGTTGATAAGCTTGCAGCCTGACACAAAGGTGACCAGCCCTGCGGGGCTGGCACGTTCAACAATCATCGGGAGAAAAAAATGACCAATCGCATCACCATAAAGCAACTAGACAGCAGGGTGGAAACCCTTAATGATTTGTTTGGCTATGAACCAGAACCTTACGGGCCTAGGGGAGATGATGGACGCCACACCATCAACGTTGGAACATTTGTGTTGGATATAAACGGGCAGGGTTCACGCCTGTGCCAAATGGTAGGGCCGCAGGGTGGACAGCGTGATCTAACCTTGCGAGGCACTGCGCGTCAGACTTATGAGGCCATCGGAGCATTTATCACTGGTGCGCGGTACATGAAAAGCGCCTTATCAGGAGAGAACTGAAATGACCTATGAAATGGACGGATGGATGTTCAAGCACATAGGTTTTGGAAAACATGGTTCTGTTTGGAGAATGACTTGGAACGGAATGTTCTTCGCTAACGTCAGTACAAAAGTGGTGACCACCGCAGTCAAACTAGGAGCAAAAAAATGCTAACTATGACAATCGCAGGAAACGTAGGCAAAGATGCCGTGTTGAGAAATACTCAAGGCGGTGATCCTGTGCTGGGCTTCTCAATCGCCATCGACAACGGCAAAGACAAGAACGGCAACAAGCGCGACAGCACTTGGGTGCAATGCAGCATTTGGGGCAAGCGGGCTGACAGCCTAAGCAGCCACATCGTCAAAGGCACGAAGCTGGTGGTGTCTGGTCGCCCCGGCGTTGATGTTTACGAAGGCAAAGGCCGTCTGACGCTTTCGGTGCAAGACCTGACGTTTATGGGCGGCACGAAGGAACGCAGCGAACAAGAGCCGCAGCAAAATAGCCGCGATGATCTTGAGGACTCGATTCCATTTTGAGCGAGCGCATGGAATACAACATTGTCAAAGACCAGCGCGGTGTCCTGCACACCATGCTGGACTCAATGAAGCGCGGTGACGAGGTGGTATATCACATAGGTGAATACGCCGCAGGAAAGCACAAGGCAGATGCAATGGAACTCTATAACCAAGGCAAGTGCATCTTGTTCCAGCGCAAACTAGGGCCGGGCAAGTTTGCCTATGTTGCCCGCAAACCTCTGAAGCTGTGAGGGTTTGGCAAGTGGGTGATCCAGTGGGGATGGGCGAGGTCTACTTGCCGAGCAGAGACAGCAAAGAAGCCTACAACGCAGCGTGTAACGAGGAAATCCTAGACAGCGCTGCGCGATATGCAATGGAACTGAGGACAGTTGAGGCAAGACGGGACTTCATTGCGACTTGGCCGGAGAGTCGGCGCAATGCACTCAAAGCGAAAATCAAAACCCTGTGGGAGACACGGAATGACTGACGCACTTATGGACCGCATCAAAGCGCACCGCAGCGCACCAACCGTTTACGATCCTCCGACATTTGACCAGATGGTCGACCGCATCAAGCAGTTGGAAGAGAGCAACAAAGAACTAACCCTGCAACTGCTTGCCGTGCATGGACAGGCCGCAGATGCTTTGGACAAACTGACCAAAACTGTGGAGGCGCTGCGGGATACCACTCAAATGCTATCGCAATGCACATTCACAATCATAAGGATGAAAGGCCAATACTTTGAGAGGCACGAAGTCGTAGACAATGCCCGCGCCGTTCTGGCTGAACTAGGGGGGAAAGAATGAAACTACTTGCCATCTTACTGATCACATGGATCGACGGATCGCAGTCTGGCTACAAACTACCAGCCGACATGGAGTGCGGCGATCTAATGGATGAAGCTATTGCTTTAGCTAAAGCCAATGACATGGAATACACTATGATGCGCTGCATATATACCGATCAGATCATCGTCAGCCCACGTCCCCCGCCACGCCCAAAGGATTTGTCTTGATGATTGTGGAAATTCGGGGCCAAAGGTTTCCTACAGTCCGCGCAGCTGCGGCATCAATGGATGTGACAGAAGAAGCAATCTATTCAGCACTGGCTCGCGGGCGCATGGACATGGTAGGTCTAGGCACAACAAAAAAGAGACCCGTCACCATTGAGGGTGTGCATTTCCCGACAATGGCCGCAGCGGCAAGAACGCTCGGCTTTAGTTCATCGCACTTCAAGCGGATCATAGACTCAACTAACCCAGCAACAATCTTGCGGATAAAGGCAGCAGCCATTCGCTACAAGGAAAGCATCAAATGAACCGCGAAGAAATCTTACAGACCGCAATCCAATACATCACCAAAGACCGCGATGCGACGCATGGGAATGCAGAAGACAACTTTGATAACGTTGCAGAGCTTTGGTCATGGTGGCTGCATGGGCGCGAGATTTACACTATCAACGGCTTTGACGTGGCTTTGATGATGACGCTGTTCAAGATCGCCCGCATCAAAGCAAACCCTAGTCACGTTGACAACTATGAGGATGGCGCAGGATATCTGGCATTGGCTGGAGAAATCGCATGTATGGAACGCTAGACCGCCAGAAGGACGAACAAATCCTCATGGCGCTGCACCTCGTCGAGAATGTAGGACTAACCCACAAGGACGCAGCACATCTGGTTGGCATGACCAAGAACGCCTGCATCGGGGCCATTGCACGGGTGCGTAATGAACCTACAGGCGTCCACAGCATCCTCAGAAACCTAGCCAACAAAGACCAAAGCCAAAAGCCGCTGTGGTGGTTTGATCCGACATCAGAATTTGGCTTATCAGTGCTTGATAAGGTTGCCAGATTGAAACAACCCCCAAACTGATGTAAGATGCCGCAGCGACCGACACCGCTATGTGTCGAGGTGAGGAAAGAATGAAGCAAAAGCATTGGCCTGCCGATAATGTAATTCGCCGCAAAGTCTCAGCACTTGTGCCTTATGCGCGAAACAGCCGCACCCACAGCCCGGAACAAGTCGACCAGATCGCCGCATCCATCAAAGAGTGGGGCTTCACAACCCCGATCTTAGTAGACACCGATGGGCAGATCATCGCCGGGCATGGGCGACTGCTTGCCGCGCAGAAGCTTGGCCTAGATGAAGTGCCAACCATGACTGCCGAAGGTTGGACGGATGCCCAGAAGAAAGCCTACGTCATCGCAGACAACAAGTTGGCGCTTAACGCAGGATGGGACAACGCCATGCTTGCTGTTGAGATGCAAGAACTTGGCGACTTGGGGTTTGACCTTGATCTGACAGGCTTTGGCAAGGACGAAATAGGGGAATTGTTTCCAGAAGATGCAAAAGATAGTAATGAATATAGCCAAAAAGTAGATGTTCCAACTTATGAACCATCAGGCGAAAAGCCATTGCTGGAAGATTTGTATGATGAAAAAAAATCCATTGATTTGATTAATGAAATTCAACAAAGCAGTTTAAAAGAAAAAGAAAAGAAATTTTTAATGTCGGCAGCTTCTCGACACACTATTTTTAACTACGAAAAAATCGCTAATTTTTACGCGCACTCAACAAAAGAATGTCAGCAGCTTATGGAAAAAAGCGCTCTTGTCATTGTTGATTACGAGCAAGCCATTAAAAATGGGTTTGTTCTTTTGACTTCACAAATAGATGATCTAAATGACGAAGAATAAATATATCCTTGTTCGACACGGGCAAACATACTGGAACAAAAACGGCATTATGCACGGACAGTATGACATCCCACTAAACGAGATTGGCATCAAACAGGCCTATGTGGTTTCTGATGACCTTAAGCATGAGCATTTTGACTATTGTTATTGCTCACCGTTGCAACGTGCCAAAACCACGGCCAACAAAATCTTAAGACATCATCGCCACACAAAGATGGTATGTGATCCTAGACTTATGGAACTTAACAAGGGCCTCCTAGAAGGAAAACACCTTAATAGTGAAAAGCTACTCAGAGGTGAAGACCCAAACTTTCTAAGAAAATACAAAGTAGAAAGCAAGGTGGCTTTTCTAAATAGGGTCAGTTCCTTTGTCCATAACATAGAAAGCAAACACTCTGGCAAGCAAATTCTTATTGTCGCCCACAGCGGAACAATCAAGATGTTTATGTTTGCCTTGGACCCACCTAAAAAGGCGATCCATAAAGCCTACTACGATCTTCACATCAAGAATTGCAAACCATACACAATCGAAGCATCAGCATCGAAAGGAAACAACATGAAAATCGGATTCTTCCCAATGGTTGCAGACATCCTGCATTCAGGCCATGTGCTAGCCTTAGAGGAAGCCAAAAAGCATTGCGACCTACTTATAGTAGGGTTGCACTGTAAGCCAACATACAAAAACCCCATTCAGTCTATCTATGAAAGATATATGCAACTACGCGCAGTCAAATGGGTCGATGAGGTGATCCCATATGAAGACTCTACTAGAGATGCCAACATGTTTGCTTCTCTTGAGTATGACGTTTATTTCCTAGGTGAAGACCATCGCACAGACGATTGGGAGATGAAGTCTGACATAGAGGCTTTGGGAAAGGAAATTATCTATCTTAAACGCAAGCACAACTATAGCAGCACGAGGATCAAAAATGGAAACACATAAGTATGCTGTTTTCATTTTGACGCATGGTAGGCCGGACAAGGTAATCACTTACCATACACTGCGTCGGTCTGGATACACAGGCAAGATTTACCTGATTTGCGACAACGAAGACAAAACATTGTCTAAGTATCAAGAGCAATACAAAGATGAGGTTATAGTCTTTAGCAAACAGGCTTATCAAAGCAAGTTTGACATCATGGACAACTTTGATGGCAATAAGGTGATTGTCTATGCTCGTAACGCCTGCTACGACATAGCAAGGTCTTTGGGTCTTGACTATTTCTTCGAGTATGAAGACGACTACACAAGCCTAAGGCATCGGTTCATTGATGGCCACAGCTTAGGCAGTACAGCAGTAAGCAAAATGAATGAAGTGTTTGAAGCATTTATTGTTTGCCTCAAAAACACAAAGGCCACTACCATTGCAATGACCCAAGGTGGTGACCACATTGGTGGAGCAAAATCATTAGGGCATCTGCAATATAAACGCAAAGCCATGAATAGTTTTGTCTTTAAGGTAAACCAAAACCCAGCAGATGACTGCATCTTCATTGGGCGCATGAACGACGATGTGAACACCTATCTTACCCAAGGCAAAGTAGGAAAAATATTTTGTCAGATAGCCAACATCATGCTAGTCCAGTTGCAAACGCAATCAAACTCAGGCGGAAACACAGAAGCGTACAAAGCATACGGCACATATGTAAAGTCCTTCTATAGCGTCATGGCTGAACCTAGTTGCTGTAAGATCAAGCTAATGGGAACAGCACATAAGAGGCTACATCATAAGATCAATTGGACTAACGCAGTTCCGAAAATTATTGATGAAAAATTTAGGAAATAAATCATGGTCTTAGAGGAAAGTGGCATGACCGAGCGCAAGAAAACAGGCCCAAAGGGTCCATCAAAGCCAATGACCGACAAAGAGTTTGAGCAGTTGGTCAACATGATCCGCATTGCCTGCACAGCCGAGGAAATCTCAAGCGTTCTTGGCATGTGTGAAGACACGCTAAACACCAGAATTGCAGAGCGTCAGATCGATGGCGTCCACAATTTTTCGGAGCTATATAAAAAGCACAGCGGCGAAGGCAAGGCATCGTTGCGCCGAGCGCAGTGGAAGTCTGCACAGGATGGCAACGTGACTGCGCAGATATGGCTAGGCAAGCAGATGCTAGGCCAGCGCGATAAGCACGAACTGTCCGGGCCGGATGGCGGTGCAGTGCAGATTGAGATCAAGCGGACCATTGTTGACCCGACATCATGAATCTAAACATCAACACCCCGCGCTGGGCTGTTCCAATCCTCAAGAAAGAAAATTCTCGCTACATCGGCGCATTCGGCGGGCGTGGATCTGGCAAGTCAACCTTCTTTGCCGAGTGGATCGTTGAGCGCTGCGTGATGAAGCGCACCGATGTGGTCTGTGTTCGTGAGGTGCAGAAGTCTCTCAAGCAATCCGTCAAGAAGCTAATCGAAAACAAGATACAGGAACTTAGCGTTGGGCATATGTTTGAAGTGCAGCAGGCCGAGATCAAATGCCCGCATGGCGGCGTTATTATCTTCCAAGGGATGCAGAACCACACAGCCGACAGCATAAAATCGCTCGAGGGATTTGACATTGCTTGGGTGGAAGAAGCGCAGTC